TTCAAGTAAATTATACATTTAAAACCCCCCTCTTTTTTAAGCCATTTCCCAGCCTAATAACTTTCTTTCTAACTTTTCAAAATCATATTCTCTCTGTTCAAAATCATTCCATCTATCCACAGTGTTTTCTTTAGATTTTGTTTTCTTCTTTTTTTCTTTCCATCTTGCTTTGTAAGATTTTATATCCTCAATAGAAGTTAAACCTTTAGAAAACCAAGTATCTAAAATTTTTTCTATGTATCCTATGTTTTTTATATTATTAAATATATTAGAACATATTCCAATTAAAGCGTTAAAGCCACTGCTTATTGTGCTAGCTATATTGCTAACAACACCGCTTATTGTACTTGTTATGTTGTTCCATATACTAGTTATAGTGCTCCAAATTGAGGACATAATTCCACTTACAGTTCCATAAATGGCACTCCATATACTAGATATAACGCCCCAAATTGCAGACATTACACCAGATACAACACCAGCAATAGTATTCCATACATTTACTATAGTGTTCCAAATAGCCATTGCTATTGTTGTTATAGTGGTCCATATAGCTGTCCATACTGTTGTTATGACATTCCATATAGCCATTAATATAGGCTGTATCACGCTCCATACATTAGTCCATGCTGTAACTATTGAATTAAATATCCATGCACCTACAAGTATTATTACAGCTAATATACCTTTAAACACTGCTTCTATAAACAATCCAATAGGTGTAAGTATTGTAACAATAACATTCCATATTGTTGTAAATACAGTAACTATAGTAGTCCATATGCTTGTAAGCACTGTAGAAATTGTAGTCCAGATAGCTGTAAAAATTGTTGTTATTGTTGTCCATATATTTGTAAATATATTAACTATTCCTGTCCATATATTTGTGGCTACTGTAGAAATCGTAGTCCAGATATTTGTAAAAACTGTTGTTATTGTTGTCCATATATTAGTGAACACAGTTGTTATCGTAGTCCATAAAGCTTGGGCGCCTTGCTTTATTTTATCCCAGTTTTTCCATAGTAATAAACCTACTGCAATAACTCCTGCTATGGCTAAACCTATCCACCCAAAAGCACTTATTTTTAATGCACCATCTACTATTGTAGCTACCCCTTTAAGTCCTGCTAAAGTTGTTTTAAGTATATTTATCGTTTTAATAGCACCATACAGTGAAGCAAACCCAATAGCTAGATTAGCTATTGCATCTTTATGTTCTACTATAAAAGTTATAACCTTGCTAATGACATCATAAACCTTTGTAAAAACTTCGCTTGCTTTATTAGCTATTGCATCCATAGTCCCATCGCTCTGCCATTGTTGCAAAGTGTCAGCTACTTGCTTTATTTTTCCTTTCAGTTTTTCCATTATAGAACCTTGTTTTATGGTTCCTTCATCTGTCAAGCCTACTATTTTAGCCAAACTATTTTTAACAATTCCTGTAACTGTACTCCACATACCTTTAGCTGTTTGTGCGAGCATTTCTGCTCCGCCTTTGTAACGCTCGTTCATTATGGCTAATAAAGCTTGATTAAACTTTTCTTGGTCTACAATTTGCCCTTTTTGGTTTATTACTTCTTGCCCTCTAAACATTTCGTTACTTTTTTTAGCTATATCCGATTTTTTGATCCCAAACTCTTTCAATCTTTCTAGTTCACCAGTTTGAGCATCTATAAAAGCTTCTACTGCTTGCATAAGGGGCTTATTGGTTGCCCCTGCCATATCTCCTATTATCCCTAGATTCTTTTGTGCGGAAAGTCCCATAGCTTCTAAACGAGCGCTTCCTTCTACAACTTCACCTGTTTCAAATGGGGTAGCGTTCGCCAATTCCACCGACCACTTCATAATTTTTGCGGCTTTCTTAGCATCTTTGGTCGCAGTCATGAGTTGAGTTCTAAACCCTTCCATGTTCATCCCTTCGCCAATACCAGTTTTTAAAGCCATACCGCCTAAGGCACCAGCTATAACTGCACCAGCTTTTATTGCTTTATCTCCAATCTTTTCAAAATGGTCTTTGGATTTTTGAGCAAAAGAAGCAACCTGTTGGGATGCTCTTTTTGCTTCTTTTGTTATGCCTTCTATGTTTTTATTTACTTTAAGTAATCCGCTACTCATTTGGTCTCGCAGGGATAAAACAACACCTATAGTCTTGGAAGCCATTCTTCTTACCTCCTTTCTTATTTATTTCTTACCAAATATAGCTTGCAGTTTTTGGTTATCATACTCTATTTGTTCCTCTATCTCAATTTTCATGCTGTTAATGAAAAACTCTTTTTCAAGTCCATCTAAATTAAGAAGGTAGTCAAGGCGCTGCCCTCTGCAAATAAAATAAGAGACCCAATACAGTTCTCCATATCGCGCCTTTTTACCACTACCTTCTTTTATTAGTTTTTTACTTTTTTACTTATCTCTTGATCTTCAAATTCTTCATTCACTTTTTGTGCTAAATTAATTGTGTCATCTATCCCAAATATTTTCACTGCAACATCATAAGGCTCTGCTGCTTCTACTGCTGTTATTAATTCTGGACTATGTAAAAATTCGCAAGTATTATATAGTAGTTCTTTACTTGCTTGCAACATATTACTATAATCTATTTTTGTTATATTTTCATCCTTACTCACATTTACGCTATTTGCTAAAACACTTTTAAACTCTAAAAGTTCCGCATCTGTAGGTCTTTTAAATGTTAGTAACCCAAAACCTTCTACTTCTATTTCTGCAACTTTCTTTCTTTTACTGTATTTATCGGTTGCCTTTTTAATAAAATCTTCCAATCCTATCTTTTTTGCTTTATTCATAAATTTTCCCCCTTAGATTAATTCTAAATATTCAAAACTAGAAGCTGTGAATGGTAGTTCTTCCTCCACCATTGCCCCAGCCTCCAACTTGGCAAGTTGGAGTTCTGTAAATGTAACATCCTCTAATTTTAACCTTTCTATTTTATTACCATTCTTTGTTGCAGTAGCAACGATTATACTTATATCTGGCATATCTAAAGTTCTAAAACCTTCTGCCAGTAATCTTTGTGCTCGTGAATCTGTTTTTTTGATTGTAATAGTACCTTCGATACTATTACCTGTAATTTTAGTATATTTGTTTGAATCTCCCACAAATCTTATATCTTCGGTCTCCAAGCTGCACTTGGCTTCTATGGAAGATAAATTCCCCCATAGTTCTGTATTAATCCAAACACGCCCTTCATTCCCGCTAATAACTTCATTCCCTTTATTAGTAGCCATAAAACCCCTCCTATTCCATTGTTATAACTAGTGTTAAATCAGTCATGCTTGTTAAGATTTTTATATTTGCGCCTAGAAATAATTTCCTTTTAAAAGTGTTATTTTTTACTGTGGAATCATCCCATTCTTTAGCTTCTACCTTTCCACTGCCTACCCATGCTTTTCTTTGCGCTTCTATATCTATAAAACTTTCATTATTATAAGAACTGTCTAATATATCCCTTGCAGCTAGATTACTAAAGTAAGTATTAACTGCGCTTACAAATAGCATCTGATTATCTAGCTTATTTTTAAATTTACCTATGTAATTATTTTTAAATGTTTTTCTTATATCATCTTTAATTAAATCTACTGTTTCAATTACTTCAATTAAAGAAAAATCCTCGTTTTTATCATCATTAAATGTAGTTAGAGAATTTATCCCTAATCCGATTTTTACGATATTTTCATCATTTATCAAAATTAAACTTCCCGCTTGAATCTCTTGATTTGGATTAGATGGTTCTAAAACTGATTTTAAGTTTTCCATAATCATATAAGTAGTTCCTGTGTCTGTTCCAGCGCCAGCTATGTACCCTAATAATGTAGGTAAAAATTCGTATCCGTCTCGTTCTCCTCTATCATTATCTTTAAAAGTTACTTTTTCATTTCCAAGTACCACAACGCCTTCATGATCCGGAGGTGTTGTAGGGTTAAATATTACAGCTTTGAAAGTCTTTTTATCTGTATCTCTTCTAGTCTTTATCCAACTAATCAAAGTGTCATAATCGGTTTTAGTATCGCTTACTAAACTTATCCATCCAGTTGAATAATAACCTTTGATTATCTCTAAAGCATCTGTAATACTTTCCTCTAAATCTACCCTTACCACAATAACCTTGTTAGGGTTTCCTAGTAAGGCATCTTTAATATGTTGCAAATTAATTGCTGTATATTTTATTTTGTCTAGTTCTAATTCAGCTAAGTTTTTATATTCTATTCTATTAAAAGTTTTATCTGTATCATCTTTTATTATTAGAATAGCATTGTCACCTTTTTGTAAAAAAGTTGTT